GGGCTTCAGTGTTGCTGAATGGTCCCGTCGCTACATCCAGATAGGAGCCAAAGAAAACGGCGGTAGAAATGACTGACCCCACAGGGTTCCGCACCTGGATGCGAAAGTATTGCGACACGCCCGCTTCTGCATCATCCAGCACTTGCTGATGGACAATATTCTGCGGGTCCCAAATGATGGAGCACGCCGTACTCTGTGGGCTCTTGATGCCAGGGATAAATTCTTCTTCTTCTGAATCCAAATCGGTGACGTTCACTTGCGCTGATTGCGAGCGCAGCTCACCGATTGTTTCTGCTTGGGGAATTTTGGTCCACGGTCCAGTAGCGGAGGGACCAAATGAAATATCTGCGCCTTTACCAATATACTTTGCCATGCTCGCAACTCCTTACGCATGGCATTCCTGATGATGCCTCCTGAGTATGTGCTGTGCGGGCAGGCGGCTCAGGATTCCGCTTTTCGGGTCGCGCACCCTAGCCCGTACAGAAGAGGGCTAGGCCGAGGCCCCGATAATCACCACGTCATACGTCACGCCGGTTGTGCCCGAGCTATTGGTAAACGTAATAAGATCACCCGTCGCCGCAGTGACCAGGTAGCCAGTGACATCCGGTGCAATCATAACCAGCATCCCACCAGGCCGTACTGCTACGCCGTCACCCGCTGCAATAAACAGCGGCACGCCATTAGATGCAGGCCGGGTGACGTTGACGTTGTTCGTGTTTGCAATGGCGGCATAGACCCCAAGTGCCTTGATACGGGCAAAGGTCATGGCGACTCCGGTCAACATGTTCGTCAGCACACCGGCAACGTCTAAGTCTTCAGTAGCAGAGGCTGCAAGAGTCCTTTGATCCGCAAAAATCATATCTGCCTGATTGATCGCCGTCCCGCTCGCCCAGCTAAACGGATGATTGAATGCGAGCGCGAGCTGTGCCGTGCCCAGATCGAGCGCATTCGTCAGGGTAGACAGTAAACTGAAGTTCATTTGTGTGGTCAGTGCCATTGTTTACTCCTCCATTCCGATAATGTTGGCCGGGCGGACGATACACCGGCACCGAAACACGCCGTGATAGGTTAAGTTGTCTTCGTCGCGCAATACTTGCGCAGCAACAAAGTCCACCGTAATCAGCACGAACTCTTCTAAAAGAATCACCTCAGCAATCACCAGATCGTGCAGCCGAGAGAGGATTTGTTTCACTGCGAGTCGCCCGCGCGGAGCCTCCGTAAAGGTGTGAAACGTCATGGTCAACTCGTGTACATCCTCTTCAAGATCCGTAAATTGAAAATTGAGGGTCTCTCCATCGCCATCATCACCAATCACCACAAAGGGAGCGGTGGTTCCGTCCGGCACGTAATCAAAGACTTTGCCGGGGCCTATTAACTCACTCAGGACGGTATCGTTGGCGAGCCGCTCATAGACCGCTTTTTGCAGCGCGACACTCGCCAGCGCCATCTAACCACTCCTAGCGCGTAGGCCCGCGAGGATGGCTTGCCGCCGCCTCTTTCTGATCCCGTCTTTGTGAAGCGCAAAGGCCGGGCGAATAAAAGGCCGTGGTTTCATTCGCCGGGTACCGAACTCCAGAAATCGGGCATACTTCACGCTGCTCACATTCTGCACGCCAATACTGGAAGTCAGTCCGGCATCGCTTCGCCGAATGCTGATACTACTCACCAGCCGCCCCGTATCTGTCGCAGGTGGTTCGCCCGGAGCACTGGCTTGGTGAAACGTGCCTATCCCGCTTCGTCCTCGCCTACTGCCACGCCGGATTGATCCGCGCCGATAGAGCCGCCCCGTCTTTGGTCCCTTCTGGATGGATTGCTTGATGGTCCGCTCAATCTCTAGTGCAGAGATCAATTCTGCCTGTGCGAGGTTTGTTCGTACCTGCGTTGGAATGCTCCGCAGACGTGAGACCAGACGTGAGAGGCCCAGAAGTGCCATCTACGTGGGTGCTCCTTCCTCTGCCAGCATCACCAGTTCTTCGTTCTGTTCGTCCGTGTTAATGACTGAGAGAATGTTCATGATGCGTGTTTTCTGTGGGTCAATCTGACTGGTCACATTTACTCTGTAGGTCGTATCGACTGCGGCCAATTCCATGCACCACCCGGCGACAATCTCATGGGTGGCAAGCACCTGGAGCCGTAACGCGCGCAGCCGTTCAAACGCCGAGAGCGTTTTCATTTCACACCATGCACTTGCCACCGGCTGCCACACCTGCACGACTTGCCCGCCGTACTCATCCGCACTCACCACGGGTGCCTCAAAGGTCATCAGGACATTGCGGGACCCGACCGCTCCGACGCTCCCGCCTCTATTCGTCGCACTCACTGTCTCACCACATAGTCTCGCCAGAGCTGCGAGACCCCATACGGCACGCCTTGGACAATGGTCCCGACAATCGACTGTTCCCGATTCCGGTACAGCTCAGCAATCAAGAGCATCATGCCGTGCTTGATCGGACTCGGGACCGTCGCCGCATTGGCGTAGCCCGCGACAAATTGAATCTCAAAGCCGCTCGTCTGCCGATCCGCATACGGCCACACCCCGCTCCGTCGTAGCGCAATCCTTCCCGGATCACTCGCCGTTTCAACAAAGTAATTACTCGCCGCAAACACCGTCGCCACGTCGGCATCATTATAGGTTTTGATATGCGTCACGGTTTGCAAGGGCGGTCGTGGCAATTCAATGGCTGATGCTTCGCTCTGACTGATCGCTCCGTCTCGCACGCCATCCCACCACTCATCTTCCCAGACAGACGGCACCCGATCCAATAACAGCCGCCAGCCTTGCTGCAATAAAGACCGCTTCGTATCCTCTTCTGCCATCTCCCGCGCCGTGCGAATAAGACCCGTAATGTAGTCATCCTCACTCATGTGCAGGACCCGCAGATGCGCTTTGACTTCCTCAAGCGTGAGCGGTTCCGACATGGGCTCAGCAATCCGCGTCAGCTTGTCGAGCGGCAAATGGCGGAGGCGCAACATACTCTTGCTGCTCAAGCTACCGCTGTATGTGCGTTGTGATGAGAGGTAACTCATATCAGGCTACCTACGGATTACCTGTACGCTGATCGGAGTGGAGCCCGATTCTAACAGCCCACAAATCTGACCGATCCACCCGTCTTCTCGTGGCAAATACGTCCACCCCTCATTGGCTGCCAAACAGCGCCCGCCCGGTGTCGTGAAGCCTGCGGAACATGCCGTCCCGGCATTGACCGGCGCGAGACACACCCGCACGCCTGCCGTCGCTGGCACCTGCACGGAGCACTCATTATCGATGTAGTCACACACCGTGACACCCACCGTGGAAGAATTGACCGCAACAGTCGCCACGGTACGCACCCCGTCTTTTCTCAGGTCGAGGGTTTGCGCGTGGGAGGAGGTAGCCCACGCCAAACCGAGCAACACCAGGAGGAGGAGGACCAAGGTCAAGGGAAACAAACCAAAGACTTTCACAACACCCCCTAGGTATTCGTGAGTGCGCTACTAATGACCATTTTTCCGTTCGGTAAGCGCACTGCGAGATAAGCCGCTTCTGTCCCGGTATCCGTCCACGTCAGGTCAATGTCACCATCGGCTTCAGAGATTGCCCAAAACAGTTTCTTCGCAACAACCGGGAGCAATGCGCCGTCTGTCCCGATAGCAATGCCTGTACTGCCACCCGTCGTGACAAAGGCGTCTCCATTCGCATCCAACAGCACCGCAATGAGACACATCTGCCGTGTGTCAATGTCGGTGCCATCCGCTTTGGTCAGTTGAATCGTGATTGCTCGGACGTTCGTAATCTCAGCCGCTACGGTAATAGTTGCCCCGGCGAACCCACCATTATTGTCGAATTGCCCACCCGGACCAACTGTCAGGACATTGCCCTGACCAGATCGATAGACACTGGTGGTAAAAGTTTCTGGCATGGGTTACACCCTCCGCGCCGCTTTTTCGGGTTCGGCTTTCGCTTTGGCGTCTGCCTCTAGTTTGGCTTTTGCGTCCGCTTTGGCTTTCAGCTCCGCCTCAGTGAGTGACGGATTCTCTAGTGCCCGCTGCCGCACTCCGGCAGAGATGGCTTGGTTGACTTTCGAGGTCCCATCGGCATTAGCGGACCGAGGCGGGATCGTTGCCGGGTCAGGTACGGTGTGCAGCCGCTGTGGAGCATTCGGGTCTTGATTGGCGGGGAGCGGACCAGTCCACGCGTCTACTAGTCCCAAGTCGTGCAGGCCCGGATACCGCGCCGGGTCAATCTCGACTACATCACCGACCTTGAGTTCCGACGTGTGTATCCCATCTGCGGCATACGCAAATTGTTTCATTACCTTGACGTACATAATGCTCTCCTGTATACAGATACTAGGAAATATAACTCACAGTTAGGCAGTTCCGGCTGCTGATCCATTAAACTGTTCATAGCCTGCAACCGTTGCATCCTGCGTCACGAAAACATCAGCGGGCGCGTATAAGATGACTTCCAGATAATCCACCACGGCATTTTGTGTGGCGCGGCTGGTAACGAGTCGTAGATACCGCTTGTAGGGCCGCATGAAGCTAGAGATAAAGATTTTATTATCGTTGGTATCAAGAACAGTTTGCGCGCTACCCGCGATATCCTCCGCGTCACTCATGTTGGCAATATTGCCCTGTTGGACCTTAAATGACGTGACCGCGCCGCTCGTAATCGTGCCAAATGCGATCTTGAACACGATCCCGTAAAAGCCGCGTGTATCGACAATGTCACTCGTCAGTGCCGACGTGCCCGCTGCCCCGGTCCAGTTGGTCCCGTCCACCGTGAGGCGTTTGACTACGATGTTAGGTGTCAAATTGTGCAGTAACATATTGTGTACTCCTTAATGTAAGAACAATCCTTCCGCTTCTTGATATACGTCTACTGGTATGAGTGCTGTATGCGGACAAGACTTCCCATAACTCGTGGACATTTGACAATTCCAACACAACAGCGTGTAGCCATCCTTCGGCCAACCGGCCCGCTTTAAGGCAGTATAGACATTTGCCTGCCCCCCCAGTTCACGCCGATGTGCTCCACCATCACGGCGTGTATGCTCCAAGGTCAGGAACCGTGACTCAGTCTCACCACAACACGCGCAGCGTGCTCCATACGCAGCGTGCATCTCTGCTTTCAGAGCAGCGCGCCACTGCTTCACCGTAGTTGCAATACTGTCTCTATTTGCTTTTCCATATTCGCGCTGTTTTGCTCGATAATGCTCCGGGTTATTGACGTAACGAGCTGTGAGTTCTGCTACTCGCTTGTCCCGATGCTTCTGCCAAGACCGGCGCGCAATAAGACGATCCGGTTCAGGATTAGCAGCCCGCTTCGCTCTGCGCTGTGCAGCACAACAGACTTTACACACACTGTACAAACATGGTCTGCCGTGATTCACATTTGGGCCGAAAAATTCCACCGTTGCCGGTTTTTTCTTACCGCACCTACTGCACTTTTTTGTTTCACTCATAGTGAGATTCTACCATAAAAACCAAGTAAAATCAAACACTTACTACAAGGATCTTAACCGATTCATAGTTGCAAACGTCGCCGCCCACCCGCTTGACCGTGTAAAACTTCACATATGGTTTACTCGTGTACGGGTCGCGTAGCGTCCGCATGCCGATCCGATCCACAATGGTGTAGGTCTCGCGCATGTCGCCAAAGATCACAGGCAGTGCCCCCGCACCAATCGCGGGCATGTCGTTCGCAAAGCGAAGTGGATAGCCGAGGAGGGTAGAGGGTTGGCCGTTCTGATAATTGGGTGACCAGAGGTAGGAGCCTTGCCCATCTTTAAATTTCATGACCGTCGCAATCGTGGCGCGGTTCATCATCCACACAGCATTGGCATAGAAGGGTTCTTTGAGAGAGAACGCCAAGGTGACCAATGAGTCCGGGGTGATTTGGGTGGCATGGCCGGTCGGGATTTGCTCAATCTGCCCCCAGGCCGTGCCAGAGGGATAGGTCAGCACGCCGCGTGGTTTGCCCACGCCATCGCCGGAGATAAACGCGGTGGCCTCAGTCCTGGCAAACCGCTGCGAGAGCTTCATCATCAGCCAGGCTTCCATGTCCCGTGAGGCGTCATCCAACATAACTTGGGTTGCCGCTGGCATGGCATAGAGTTCATGCACGGGGATCTGCTTTTTGCGCCATTGCGGGGTAGGCGTCTCAGGCCGGGCTTGGGTCTCACCCACCCACCCGTCAGTGATCTCATCGATGTCCACCAGCATTTCCAAACTCATGGTGCCGATGGTTTCCACCGTGGCGACTTGGCGCATCGGGGAAGTCTCATAGACACGGTCAATGATCCGGCCTGACATCTCCGGGTTCACCAGATAGCCGCCGTCAGGATCAGAACCCACCTGTAAGGCTTTCCGCTCATCAACGGTAAGCATGGATTCATCTTTGCGTGCCCAGCGATTCCACGCCGATTTATAATCTTCGTAGTCCTTGAGGTTCACCTCGTCCGGGCGGATCACATGCGAAGGATTATGCCGCGCTGCCGCAGTTTGGAAGAACTTGTGTGCGTACTTATGGCTGGTGTTCTCTTGCCCAGTGCCGGTGTTTTGATTGAGCCGGGTGAGCGTGGCAGCAATTTGATCGGATCGCTCTTGCTGCGCGACAATGGAGTCCGCGATCTTGCTGACCTTCTCCTCGATCAGGGGATCAACGCTCTTCTTTGCCTCTAATAGCGCGAGGCGTTTATCGTTTTCCTGCTTAAATTGCTCAAAAGACGTTAAGGTATCGGTACTGAATTTCTTGAGATCGACGGTAAACTGCTTAACTTCGTTCTGAAGTTCCCCCAGTTCCTGGGGTGCTCCATTCGAACCAAATTGGGCTTCTTTTGTCTCAAACCCGAACGGCGCGGCCTTGGTCTCAAATCCCCCTGGGCTCCGTTTTAGCATTGCGAAATCCTCCGAAGAGTGGGGCGAGCGTATTGGCCCTTGCCTCTCGCAATGCCTGAACAACCCCGGTTAGGTTAATGGTTGGTGGTTCCTGCTCCTCCACGGCCTCTCGCCGTTTCGGAGGCCAGCCCTTCAAGGCCAGCTCTGCGGCTTCGTGCTTGGAAAATCCTGCCTCTCGCAAGAATTTCTCGTAATCTCGAATGTTGTCTATCTCTCTGACATCTGCGGCTTTAACCGAACTGATTTTGGCTATGGATTGGGCAGGAAAGGTAACAGGCGATACTTCAAACAGTTCGACCTTATGCAGCGTCCGCGTTTGCCGTTGCGGGTCCCATTCGTTGGCCTTGTCCCTGGCATCAAAACCGATAGACAAGCCCTCGATCACCTTTTCCTTCATCAGCTCATAGGCTTCTTGCGCCTTGGGGAGTTTGAGCAGGAGTTTGCCTTTGACGTACAGTCCTTTTTTATCTTCGGCGAGATCAAGCCATTTGCCGATAGGAGCCGTGGTATCGTGCTGATAGAGCATCTTGATGCCCTTCAGCCCTTTGCTCGTGATGGAGTCGATAAACGCGCCAGGTTTGACGATATCGCGCCCGTACATGGGGTGGACAATGGGAGAGTCAAACACGCTGCCGTACCCTTCAAAAATGCCATCGTCGGTGACTTCTGACCGTATCTCGAAAGGGTATGCGAGTCTCGCGTAGTCCACTGAGTACCCTCCTTAAGGGTATGCTACTCCCCAGAAACGAAAAAAGCCCGGCTGAGCGATAAAACTCAACGGGGCCTTGCTAGGATATCCGCAAACGTGAACTGTGCCCTTTCGAAGAGCACAGGTAGTTTGTTTATATTCTCAAGTCAGGGAATGTCAAGATAACACCCCTCAGAAGGGTGCATGGTAAAGGCTGGCAGGGCTAGTGACTTTGTTTCTCTAGGGGAAAGGAATCCTAGACGCCCTGCCAGTTCACTCTCTGCCGTCAACCGCTAGCAACAGGTGTACTTTGCGGAGCCATCGGTTGAACATCCGTTCCCAACTTCATTGACTGTTATCAACGCAATCGATGGAGTCGGTTACAGATCCGTATGGGGCAGAGAACGAGTGCCCTCTGTAGGGGCAAAGTTTTAGTTCTTCTTCAGGTAATGAGGGTTGGAATTATCAACCGAGCCACTTTCCCAACCGGCAGTAGGCTTGCTAACTTCAGTTAACGTGTCACATTGCAAGTCAGCAAGAATAGCAAAGGCTTTTTCTTTATCCCCAGGTTCCCAAGTGACTGCCGACACTTTACCAGCCAGATCCGCCACCGCCACAATGAGATTCACCCGCTCGTCAACGGCACAGTGTTCATATTCTCCACGCCGAATAGCTGCCGCTTTCTCTTTCAGTTCGCTAATTGTCACTGTGTCACCTCCTTATGGTGATAATAACTCCTCTTGTATGGTATCGAACGTAAACCCATCTTTCAGAGCCACCTCATGCTCGTGCGCGGAGAGTTCCTCGGTGAGTCCTGACTCATCGTCGTTCACGACCCACCCTTGCAGCCCTTGCCACATGGTGAGCACCTCAGTTCCATTTGTCCAGGTCTCCAAATTGAACGCGCTGCTTGCACCCTCCGTAGGGGTGGTTTCGGTCTCGACTATGTTGGTCTCTTGGTAGATGTAGCGTGTCATGAGGTATCTCCTTACACTTCCCTTGCCGTCCGTACACAGGTGCACGCCCATATGAACGCCCCTACCCATCCGAGGATAGTCCACCCTAACAGTAAATTAAGAGCGCCAATCGCCGAGGTGTTGTGATGATGCTTTCCTAGTGCCAACCAGAAGGGAAACAGATATACGAGGATGATAATTGCGTAACCGATTAATGTTGTGTCGTTCATGGTGTGCTCCTTATGGGGGCACGAAGCCCCCGGTTGTAGATTACGCCCTGTCATACAGGGCACTAAATACCATGCTGCTTGCTATTTGACCCGCATACTTTTGCGGCACTTCTAATTGCACTAATTCAGGGCCAGTCGAATAACATTTGCCTCTCCCGACCACCTTCCACCCTTCCCGCTTTGCTATCTGGCACCACTGAAACTCTGCAAACTCCATCCGTGCCGTTGCTTCTTCGATTCCTGCTTCTAAACGCGTCATTGTCTTGTTTCCTTTCTCTGTCTTCATGTATTTACTTATAGCAATAGAAGAGACGTATGTCAATAGATGATTAGCAAGAGGAGAAAATAATTTTTACCTTTTGGATTTCTTCGGAGGACGACCAGGAGAGAAAGTGTGAGGAGTATGCTTCCGGGATTCGCTTTGCTTGTACTCGGCTAGTGAGTCAGGGTCTATAATGTAGACTCGTGCGCCTGCTCGTTCTGCCTTAATGGTGCCCTCATTACAGAGCTTAGAAACCCGCTTGGTAGAGATGCCTAACTGCTTCGCAGCGATCTTGACAGTAATAAGAGTCATGTATTGACATATATCCTATCTATTGTTTCCCGTCAATAGTGTTTCACGGGGAACATCTACAACGCCCGCCGCGTGGAACTGACATCAACCTTCTTTCTTACAGCCTGCCCCCCCTCGCTCGCTTTGCTTTCACTACCTTTTTGGTCGCTCGCCTGAGCATCTTCTTTTCGTCCGACAAACGC